AAAGAAGAAATTCTTAACGATTTAGAAGCACAGGCACGAACCGCTGATGCTGATCTTGAGGAGCTTACTGTTGCTCCTGAGACTCAGCTTGAGGAGCTTTCCGAGGTTCGTGAAGAGAAGAATAGTCTTGAAGAAGAGGTCGAGGAGCTTTCCGAGAAGGTCGAGGAGCTTTCGGATTATGAAGAGCAGGTTGAGAAGGTTGCTAACATTTATGCCGAAGCTCTTTCCGATGCCTTCCCCGCTTTCGATGAGGAAGAGCTTGTTGACCGATTCGATGTTGAAGAGCTTCGTACCAAGTACGAAAATGCTGTTGATGAGGGACAGATTGAGCAGCTTGCGACGGATGGAACCCCCAACGTTCGATCTGGTGACGGTGGAAATGGTTCCCATCAGGCCAATGGAGAAGAGCTTGGTGAAGGTGGAGAACCCGACGCTGAGGTTGAGGAAGCCGCTGATATGCTAGAGAAGCGCGGCGGTGCTTGGTCTGAGTTGGCTGATGATCTGCGTGAAGGCGGAATTTAAAATTAGGTGATTATATATGACTCTTAGCCCCGGTGATGCAAAATACGAGTACGGTCGTACTGTTACGCTTGAACTTGCCGATGGAGTGACCCGTGATGATGTTGCTGGTCGCGCTGTCACGTTTAACGCGAGTGGTAAGCTTGAGCTTCTGACTGATAATAGCTCCGTTCTTGTCGGGACTGTTTCGGATACGGTTCTTGATGATAATGACGGAAATGGTGGAGACGGCTATGTTACTGTTCAGGTTGCCGGTCTTCCGGTTGTTGTAGAGACGGCTGATGATACCCCTGTTGCTGGCGATTATCTTCAGCCTGCTGCTAACGGCCTCTACGATGTTATTGCTAGTGCCGATACTAGCACTATTGATGCTCTTGAGGGCCGTCCGTTTGTTCTTGGACCGGAAGATGCTGTTAATACCAACCCGCGACCCCGGAGTAACAAGAACGACCGGAATCTGTATGTCGCGGTATTCCGGTAAAATAATTTAGGTGATTTAAAATGGTTAACGTTACTACCTCTGATATTTTGACTGAGGAACGTATTCGTCGTGTTGTTGAGGATGAGACTCAGGAAGTTCTCGTGTGGAATGAGGCTTTCCGAGAGATTAATATGCCGGAGGATTGGTCTTCGGACACTATGGAGATTCCCATTGATGTTGGTATCATGGGAGAGCCGGAGCGGATTCAGGAAGGTTCTGAATTCCCCCGCGCTGAAGAGAACTACGATACCATCCCGATTACCGTCAAGAAGTACGGTATGGAGGTTTCGGTTGCTTGGGAGTCCACGTTGTTCTCGGTCTTCGATATCGTTGCACAGCAGATTGAGAAGAAGTCCCGGCGTATGGCTGAAAAGCTGAACCGTCTTGCGTTTGAGGTTATCAGCGATCCCAATAACCTCCACCCCAACGGTCCCGTTACGGGTAGTGGTTCGATTGATTATCCGACCATTACTGATGCCCGAAAGGAACTTCTGGACGACCAGAAAGACCCCGATATGCTCATTGTGAACACCGCTGGTGAGAATCAGCTTCTCAATAGTTCGGCGTTCCAGCGAGCTACGGAGCTTGGTGATGAGACGGTCCTTGATGGGTCCATTGGTCGAATTGCCGGTATTGATGTGATGGTTGATAACTCCGGCCTCCTTGACCCTTCGACCGGGCAGGGCATCATGGTCGATTCGGACGACTATGGTTACGAGGTTATCAAGCAGGAGGTTGCTACTGAAGAGTACGAAGCCCCGGAGCGACAGGCTGATATCTTCCAAATCTACACCATGCGAGAGTGGGAGGCTATCAAGCCTGAAGCTGCTATCAAGGTCGAAGAGGGTACGCCGTAGAGTAAGTAGCTAACTTTTATTTTTATAGGATACAAAAATGACTGACCCTACATCTACACTAACAGATCAAGAATTAGTTGAAGAAGTACGGAGTGCATTGGCGGGTATAGATGCAGGGTCGATTCCTGATGATACTATCATTCAGGCGAAGGATAGGTTTGTTCTCCCCATCCTCCAAAAACTTCTAACGGATAACGTCGATCAAGATAACTTTGATAATGCTGTCGTTGCTTGGACAGCAGAAAAATCATTCGATGCTTGGTTAACATATACCCGCCTACGTGACTCTAACCTTGAAACATATACCGATCCGGAGGCTTACAAAGAAGACTTACGAGAGCGTACAAATAATGCACTCTATGTTGTTGATGTGACCCGACCTCCGGAAGTTCCCAATACTGTTGTAACAGTTACGCTTGATGATGTGCAAGAGCGTGTTCCGCTTGATTCAAATGATGCACTTCTTGGGAGTGGGAGTGGAACAAGAGGTTACTTCTGAATAATGACTATCCTTACAAATACAGCCGAAATGTTAATTTCCCAATTCGGTGAAGTAGTAACTGTACGGAAAACAGTAGAGGATAGTCCTGATAATTCTACTGAACCGATTTATTTTGAGAAAGACGATTCGGTAGATGAAGAATTTGAACATAAGGTCCGTTTGTTTGATAACCCGGATGAAGAAACACTAAACAACTACGGGTTTGAACAAAATACAGAAACTACTATTTACACAACTGAGGATGTAATCGAGAATGGAGATATTATTCTTTATCGGGATGCTGAGTTTGTTGTGAATGATACAACGAGTATGCAGATTGGGCAGGGACCGTATAGATATGTTCACGGATTAGTGAGGAGAGAATAATGTCTGAATTTAGTGTAGAATATATAGGTAATTCTCCGGGTGATATGGAAAATAAACTTTCCTCATTGGGGAGTGTTGCACGTAAAAGAAGTGCTGTTGCACTAAGAGAAACAGCAGAAAAGGTTAAAGCAGATTTAGAAAAAACTTCTCCTGTGGATAGTGGTCAGTATCAGAGTAGTTGGTACATTCAACCAATTGATCAAGATGAAATTTGGATTCTCAATGAAGCTGACCACGCAAAGTTTGTAATGCTGCCCAACACAAAGATGATTGGTTCAAATAAAGCTGATCTTCCCGCACAGGGCATCTTGCACAATGTGAAGGGAGTTGCTAGAAAGCACTCTGATACGAATCGTGAAAATCTTGTTGAGCAACTAAGAGATATGTTTGATACGTTCTCAAAGCGTGGTAATTAATGTCGAACTTGGATAATACAAACAAAGATCTTATTACAGGTGTAGTTTCCCTTTTACGTAATGAGGCTTCCGGTTGGTCTGTCAATTCCGAGTATAATGTCCCTAATGTGTGGACAAAGGATGTTCCTAAGTCTACTAATGATGAATTCCCACGGGCAGTAGTTGACATTATTGCAGGAGATGAGGAAGAATTATCTATTGACTTGGATACACGACTGTACGTTGCCACGCTCCGTGTTGTTATCTTCGCTGATGATGGTTCTTCTTTGGAAGACTTGAACGATAGTTCGGATGAGGCTATTCGTAATCATTGGGATAGCTATACCGGCGATTGGACTATCCGAGAGTCTGAGGGAGAATCTGAGGTATCTGAAGATACTGATGTTGAAGAAATGTTAAGGTATAATAAAATGTTAGACTACAATTTTGAAACTATTAAAGTGAGTGATTAAATATGGTTGGAGAACCTACTATTCAGGGCGCACAGCCTGTTGAGTATATCGAAGAGACTACGTTTGCTACTCAAGAAGATAGTGATTACCAATGGATCGGTATTACTACTTCATTCAGTTCTCAGGATGAAGTTGAGACTGAATCCGCTACCTATCTTCCTGACTTTGGGGCATCGAATAAGCTTGACAAGAATATTAATATCAAGCAAAGTGAGATTTGGGAAGCTGATGTAACCTATCATCCGCAAGACTTTAAGCTACTCCAATACTTTACTGGTTCTGATGGAGGTACTTCTGATGATGTTTCATCGGTTCAATTTGGTGTTGTAAATGAGTCGGCTGATCCTACTACTTTCCGTTCTCTTCTCGGTGGTGTTGGAGAAGAGTTTACGTTTTCGGTTGATGAAAATTCAACTGCTGAGGTTGATGCTTCGTTTACCTTTGCTGACGGTACTGAGTTTACTAGTACTGACTATGTAGATACCGGTACTCACGCAACAGAAGATAGCACCGAGCCTTTTGCATATAAGGACTTAGGTAACATTACTTACGGGGGAACAGATATTCAGGGTGCTGTTGAGGGACTTGAATTCTCTGTTGCTAATGAACTTGTCGTTGTTCGTGATCCTTCGTTAAGTGGTACTCGTGACTCCCTTGTTTATGCTATTGTCGTTGTTGATAGAGAGATTACGGTTGACCTTACTCTCACCTATGAGTCCTTTGATCTTGCTACTGAGATTCGTTCTTATCAGCCAAAGGATCTTGTGTTTGACGTTGGGGCTACAACGTTTACAATTACTGGTGTCCAATTCCCCGAATTTCCATACGAAATGACACCGGACGACCTTATTGGAGATACTGTCTCTAGCGACCGAGCAAGCGGAATTACTTGGGTGTGATTTAATAAAATATGAGTGATTATACGATTGAAGTTGGCAACGACGCATACAAGATGAATGGTAATCCTTCTCTCCGGACTGTCCGTATTGTTCAGTCCATGCAGAACAAAATGCTCCGGGACCATATTGCCGAGGAACGACTTATGGAAATGGAGTCTCTTAGTGAGGAAGATATTGTTCAAGCTATCCTTGACTCTGGTGGTTATGATGCTTTTGAACAGGTTATGTGGGAGAAGAGTCTGATGGAACCTGTTCAGACCATTTCTCTTGCTTGCGATCATGGTTTCGATGTTGGTGAGTTTGATGATGTTGGTGCCAACGAGTTTAAAGAGTATAAAGAAAAAGCTGAAGAAGTTCTAAAAGGCGACGTGAACGATTTTTTCAACGGCTTAGGGATCGGTTTGTCGTTGAGCGAGGAAGAGATGAGACGGGTTCAGAGTATGCAGGAAAGCGACAGCAGCGAGACTTAAAGAAAGAGATACTTCCTCTTGATGCAGTAGATAGGGTTAAGAAAATTAAAAACGCAATCAACGGAAAAGGCCATTATGAACCTTATCTACAGCACAAGATGATGGAAAAATACTCTGTTGGACACAACGAGTTAATGGAATTCCCATACGAGAAGTATCTTGAGTATTCAAAGATAATTTCACTTGAACAAAAGGAAGAGAAGAAAGAACAAGAGCGGCAAAAGAGCAAGATGAAATAATGGTTTATATTGGTGACATTGATATTCCTATTCTCACAGAGAAAGATACATCTATAGATAGGGATGTTGTTGAAAAGAATTTTGTCGATGCACCCCCGCAACGATACGAGTTAATTCCAAGTCTTGAATCTGGTACGTACACCGCTCTTTTACATGAAAAAGTCCACGATAGGAATGAGAGTTTCGCTGAACAAATAGACTCTGTGCGATCTCTCCCCTATAGGAACGTTTCGGAATGTCCTATAGAAGTTTCTTCAGAAAGAGGATACTTGGCTGTTGATGTTGGGTCTATAAGTATTATTCCATCATTGCAGGTTAGAGAGTCGGAAATTGATGTTCGGTTTCTTGATTTCGACACGTATATCCCTGCTATTAAGTGCAATGCTCAGTCCTATTCGGAAGATTTTGATGTAACCGAGGAATCCGTTATTCCTATTCCTACATTTGTTCAAGAGGTAAACAAAAATAATACGTCTGATACTCCGTCATTTAGCATTACTGCTGAAGAGACTACGTTTGGTTATTACACGTACACACAGGGTGATATTCTTGACTATATACCCTCTGATTCAGACATAACACAAGTTGAGAGGGAATCACCCGTCCGTCTCTTTGATGGGTCAAATAATCGGATATACTCAGGCTCAAGCAACTTCAACGACTTTTCGTTATCAAACGGTGTCTTGAAATTTGAACGTCAATCAGATACAGTATATGTAGATACTTGGGACTCTGGTTGGCAACGGGCAGGTAACTTTGTTTTGGATTCCGACGTTGGATACTTGCCTGATTTTGGTAACTACGAAACTACGGTTGAGACAATTTCAGAAAATAGAATTTCTTCCCATCGTGGATTTTGGGTTAATCGGGTAACAATCACGGGAAGAAATCAATTTCAGTTTAACGTAGATATTGACACAGTAGATAATCAAACATCTCTATATCACTCCGTGAATACTGTTGATGGATATACTGCTATACTCGTTCGTGGTCAGAATGAAGGCAATATAAACACTATGACCAATAGTATTCTCGTTGATAATCTCAACAGTAGTGAGGAATATACCTACTTTATTGGTTTCGTTCCAGATGAACTAACCTCTCAAGAAGCTGCTGAGTATGCTTTTACCAGAGGTAATTGGAAAAGGAGTCTCAAGCAACGATGATGATTGGAGATGTTGAGATTCCTATCGTTACCGGTATAATTGAGATGGATCAGACTACTGTGGATGAAATCAAAAACAACGATGTAGATAATGTAGTTGTTCAGCATGAGCCTGATATG